CTCCTCGCGGAAATCCGTCGCCCAGATGATGTTGCCGCCCATCCGCATGCGTCCGTAGAGCCGCGGGATCACCGCGCCTTCGGTAGCCGAGGTGATGCGCAGCGTGTCGAGCCGCGCGCCTTCGATGCGCTGCGTGGGCGCCAGCGACGAGATGATCCAGCTGTCGACGACCGAGCCGATGGTGGAGCCGATGAAGCCGCCGATGGTCGCGGCGCTGACACCGAGGATCGCGCCGCCGATGCTGCCGCCAATGGCGGCGCCGGCGGCACCGAGAACGAGGGTGGCCATGTCGGGGTCTCAGCGTTGCGGAAACAGGAAGGCGAAGGCGATGCGCCGCCGCCAGGATGGGGTGAGCGGTTCCTCGATCACGCCGAGCCGCTCGTAGGCGTGAAGGAAGGAGCCAGGACCGGTCAGGATCCCGACATGCTTCGCGATGGCGCGGGGCTTCATGCGGAACAGGACCAGCGCGCCGGGACCGGCTGCCGCGGGTTCCACCTCGATCATCATGCGCCGCGCGCCCTCGGCCAGAACCTCGCGCGGCCCGCTCTCGCCCCAGTCCCGGCTGTAGGGCGGGATCGGGAACGGCTCGGGGCCGACGGCCTCGCGCCAGACGCCCCGCGCGAGGCCGAGGCAGTCGCAGCCGACGCCGCGCAGGCTGGCCTGGTCGTGATACGGCGTGCCGAGCCAGGACCGCGCGATGGCGATGACGCGCGCTGGGTCGGCTGATGAGAGGCGTTGCGTCACAGCACGCCGCCCTCGTGCCCGCCATCCTTGGTGGCGTAGCGCAGAACGGCGTCCTGGCCGGGGATATGCGGGAAGCCGCGGAAGTTGGCGGTGTTGGCGAACTTTGCGCCGCAGGTCTCCATGCGCTTGTCGCAGCCAGCGCGAATGGTGAAGGCATCGCTTTCGGCAATGGACCGCACTGGCGGCTCAAGCAGGGTCAGGATCGCAACGCCGTCCGTCACGTCATGGCCCAGGACTTCGGTGCGCCGTCCCGTGTTCGCGCCGCTCGTCCAGTCAAGCGTGCCGAAGGTGAACCAGCCGGAAGCGAAGCCGCCGAGCCCCGAGGCGGTGAAGGCCCGGTCACGCAGCAGATCGATGACGGTACCCGCGCCCTTGAAGTCTGGGGCCTCCAGATCGACGCCGCAGCGCGCATCGCCGAGCGCCGCGTCGCAGGTCGCCTGGAACGTCCGCCCCACCGTCTGGCCCAGCACATGCGCGAGCGAACGGACCTCGGCGACGAAAGCGAGCCGCCCACGCCGGATCTGGCCGATGGCCCCGCGGCGCATCAGCACGCGCTGACCCGTGTCCGCCCAGTTCACCCGCCAGACCTCCACCTCGGCGTTGTCCCAGCGGCCGTCGAGGATGTCGGTCTCGGTGATCCGATCCGAGGTCAGCACGCCTTCCGCGTCCTGCGCATCGACCGACAGGTCCGATCCCGACCGGACCTCCGACGCCGTGAGCCCGCTCTCGGGCTCGAAGTCGGTGCCGTCGAAGCTCAGCGTCCGGTCGTGATCCGTGAAACCGAAGGTGATGCCGTCGGCACGCGTGATCCGCCAGCACCAGGCAAGCGTGGTCGTGCCCTCATCGAGATGGGCCTGCAGAGCGGGCGAGAGGGATTTCATCGGCAGGTTCCCGTCATGCGGTCGTCGAGATCGGCGATCCAGTCCGCCCAGTTCGGCGGCACCTCCGCGACCGTCTCGGCAGGAGGCCGTGCGAGCCGCGCCTCGGCATAGGAGGCACAGCCCGCATCACCAGCGCCCATCGTTGCGGCGCAGCCGCTCAGCAGGATCGCCAGCGTCGCGACCATCGCGAACCGCATCCCGCCCGCGCTCGACGCGCTCATTCTTGTCTTCGATCGCATCGCGTTCCGCCTCCCGTTTACCTGCGCGCTCCCCTTCCGCGCGCCCCCAGACCCGTCCGAGGACGACGCCGCCGACCGCGCCCAGAGCTGCGAGCAGCCAGATCAGGACATCAGCCATCGTCCCGCTCCCCGCGCGCGGCGGCGACGCAGAGGGCGACGACGAAGACGCCGAGGCAGCCGCCCACGACCAGACCGGCGATGAGCTCAAGCATCGCCGCGGAACCCGCGCTCGATCCGGTCGCGCAGGCCGATGAGGCCCAACCCGAGGAACATCAGCCCGGCCGGCGAGGCATCGCCCGAGCCGGCCAGCAGCGCAACGAGACGGGACAGCTCGCCGAGCGAACCTGTGGCGGGCAGCGCAAGAGACGCGATGCCGGTGAGCATGGCGAGCAGTCCCGCCCACCAGGTCATGGAATTGGGTCGAACGTAGCGCATGGGGATCAGGCCCTCCGGATCAGCGTGGAGAAGAAGGCGGCCAGCCGGGCGAGCCAGCCGGTCGGCGCTGTGGTTGAAGGGGCGAGGCCCGGAGGCGTCAGCGACGGCCCGCGGGCCAAGGCCAGAGCCTCATCCTCGGTCAGGCGACGGACCGGCCGCGAGAAGTCCACGCGGCCCGTTCGATCCACGGACCAGACCGGGATCGTGCCGCCGGGATATCGGCCATGGCGGAATAGGTCGCGCTCCGCTTCCCGGCGCGGGATGATCGAGGCCGGTCGCCGCCAGTTCAGAAACGCGCCGGCGGCTGCAACGCGATTTCCGGCATTGAGGTGCCGGGTCAGCGCAGCCTTGGCGATGCCGCCGGTGTTGTAGTGGAACGACACCAGCGCATCGAACTCGTGCGGCGCCAGCGGGACCTTTATCGCGCGCAGGACGGCGGCCTCGTAGCGCGCGAGGTCAGCGCGGAAGACCCGGAACGCTTCGCGGATCCCGCCATCGAGATCGGCGGGCATGCCGCGCGGCATGGTGCCGGGATCGGGCGGTCCGGCCGCGGCCGTGTGGCCGATGCCGAAGGTCCAGACCTGTTTCACATCGAGATAGGGTCCGGGCACGAGTCCTTCGTGCCGGACGAGGGCCAGAAGGCCCCGGTCAGTCATGTGCATGGGATTACCGGAGGAGCGAGAGGACCAGGATCAGCACCGCGACTGCGAGACCGATGCGCAGGCGATGGGCGAAGGCCTGCCGAGGGTCGGCCGGGTCGCAGCGGAGGGAGCGCGCGAGGCGGAGAAGCTCATTCATCGCCGTCGCCCTGCTTGGCGCGGCGGAGGCGGGCCAGCAGCATTTCAATGAAGGCAGGACCGAAGACGCCGACGAGATAGGCGGCCGAGCCTGCCGCCCCGCCCGCAGGGATCGCCTCGGGCGGCAGACCCATCCAGCTCGTGATCACGGCCATGGAGAGGCTGCCCATCCCCGCCGCGATCAGCCCGCCGAGCAGGATGTGCCGCAGCGCGTCGCGCAGTCGCATCTTCGTGGTCAGCGCGTTCGTGGCGCCGCCGAGCGCGCCCCAGGCGGCGAGGATCACCGCCGTAGACGTGGCGAGTTCCTTTAGAACCGCAGCGATAAAGCGGGTTTCGTCGTTCATCGGCGCAGTTCCAGAAGCGGAATGGAGGTGATCGAGCCGAGCCGCTCGAGGTCGAGCGTTACGTCGAGCGCGTCGGTGTCGAAGCGGACCGGCACGTCGAAATTGAAGCCGGCTGTAATTGCGACACCAGCGCCCGGTGCCGCGCTGAAGGTGACGACGCCAGTCGTGGCGTCGACCGACCAGCCGGAAGGCTGCTCGACCCCGCCAAGCGCGATGCGCACGGTTTCGGTCACCGGCTTGGCGATGGTACGCGTCCAGGATTGCGCGCCCGAGGCGTAGCGCTTCACCAGCTGGAAAGCGGTGGTCGTGCCATCCCCGGTGCCGATCGCCTGGTCGGTGGGCAATGGCGTCTGGGACGGCAGGCACGATTTGAAATCGGCCCAGTCCTTGAAACGGAAGCCATGCAGGCGGCCGTTTCGCGCCTCGAAGAAGGCGACCACCGCCGCCAGATCGTCCGCGCGGCGGATGCCGTAGGCGACGTCGTAGCGGCGGCGCGAGTTGGCCCAGATGGCGTTGCGCTCCTCGTCACCCGAGGCGAGCTCCACGATCTGCGTGCGCCGCTCCGGCCCGCCCCGCGCACCCCGGCTGATGTTGTCGGGAAACCGGACCTCGTGAAACGCCATCAAGTTTCTCCCTCGTTCGTGCTCTGGCCCCCGCAACCGGTTCCCACTTGCGGGGTCGCACTCACATGCCCCTCCGCCCGAGCGACACGGCGCGGGCAATGTCGGCGGCGACCTGTGTGCGGGATTGCCGGAAACTCTCGGCGTCACGCGCCATGATGGTGACGTTGACCCCGCCCGCGCCGTAGCTCTGCGCCTCCCGCCGCGACAGCACCCGCTCGCCGCGCTGCAGGATCGCCGGAACCTCGTCGTGGCGCAGCCCGGCCATGCCGCCGGAATGCATCCGCGGCGCGGCGGCGAAAGCCATGGCCGGGACCATGCGCGAGGGCCCCGCGGACCCCACTATCCCGCCCGCATGCAGGACGTTGGCGTAGGTGAGCGGGGACCGTGGCCCCAGTGGG